ACGTGGTTAGGTGCATCAGCATTACATATGGCATCACTAATAAAAGATAGAGACTTCAGTATTCTATGTGTAGACACATTTCTAGGATCTAACGCAGCACTATGGGATGATTACCCTAAAGACTTAATAGGTGATTTCAGTGCTATCTATGACCAGTTCTGTATGAACATTACTAGCCATTATCTAAATGAACAGGTAGCACCATTACCTATGACATCTTCATCTGCTGCTGAGTTGCTTAGAAATAATCATGTGACAGTGGATATGGTGTATATAGATGCTGGTCACAGATATCGTGAGGTCTTAGCTGATTTAGAGGACTGGTATCCACTGGCTAATAAAGTCGTGTTGGGCGATGACTATAGTCCAGTCTGGGCAGGGGTGCAGGATGCTGTGAAAGATTTTACTTCTGCACACAATATCTCGTATGAGGTTACAGATCAAAAGTTCATCATAGGTAAATAAACCGATAGACTATGAGCAATAACTAGGAGTTTTCATGGCAATTACAAACGGATACGCATCCCTGAACGAAGTTAAGTCAGCCCTGCGTATAACAGACACAGTAGATGATTCTCTACTGGAGATGGCTGTCGAGTCGGCATCCCGACTAATAGACGGCTATGCAAACAGACAGTTCTTCTCATCAGGCACAGCCATTAGATACTTTGCAGCCGAAGATGACTTTGTATGCGAGATAGATGACATATCCTCAGCACAGATAACTTTAGTAACAGCGATGGATGCTGATGCAGTATTTGATACCACCTGGGCTACCACTGATTATCAGCTGGAGCCATTAAACGGTGTCTTAGATGGTCAGACATGGCCATACACACGCATTCGTGCTGTTGGGGATTACCTTTGGCCTATTTCTGGTGGCGAAGCGCTCGTAAAATTGACAGCAGTCTATGGATGGCCAGCTGTACCTATTGCGATTAAACAGGCATGCATTATCCAGGCATCACGCATCTTTAAGAGACTTGATTCTCCTTTAGGAGTTGCAGGTTTTGGAGATCTTGGCGTTATGAGGGTTTCTTCCAGTCTTGATCCTGACGTACAACAGCTGGTAGCAGCGTACAGACGTATGAGGATAATCGCCTAATGGCATCCATCAGCACACTGAGAACTCAGATAGCCACGAACTTGGCTACTATTCCTGGTCTTAGAACTGCATCGACTATGCCTGATAATCCAAACCCACCTGTGGCAATCGTGATTCCAAGAACCGTTACATTTGATGAGGCATTCAGAAAAGGTATGCAAACCTATTCGTTTAATGTCATGGTCATCGTAGGTAGAGCTGATGAAAGATCAGCACAAAATAATCTGGATGCGTACTGTTCAAGCACAGGCACATCTAGTATCAAACTCGCAGTTCAAAGTGACAGAACCTTAGGTGGAAATGCCTTTGATTTGCGAGTGACAGAGATGACAAACTACGGCCAGATAACCGTAGGTGAGGTAGTATATCTATCAGCAGAGTTTCAAGTCCTCTGCTACGCAGACTAGGAGAAAAAAAGAAATGCCAAAATTCGCAGCAACCGACTATGCCGTAAGCATAAACGGAACACAATTTGGAACTTCGCTCAACAGCGCAGAACTAACAATTGAGGCTGACGACTTAGAAACCACAGCGTTCGGTGGAACATTCCGTACACGTGTAGGTGGATTAAAGTCAGCATCAGTCACACTTAACTTCATGCAAGATTTTGCAGCAGGTTCAGTAGACGCAACATTAAACACACTTGTAGGTTCTATCGCTACCGTAGTGATAATCCCAGCAGGTACAGCAGTAACAGCAACCAACCCTAAATACACAGCAGAATGTTTAGTAACCCAATACAGTCCGTTTGCCAGTTCCGTTGGGGATCTAGCAACATTTTCTGTCACATGGCCTGTAAATGGCACAGTGGTTCGGGGAACAGTCTAAAGATGAGAATCAATCTGCGCGTTGAATATATTACTGGTGATCCTAAAGAGATTACCTGCTCTGCTAAAGACCTAGTTGCTTTCGAGGACAAATATAATCGGTCAGTCGTTGCTCTTGAGAAAGAAATGCGACTGACAGATTTATTCTGGTTAGCCTGGCACTCAGAATCTCGTACTGGTTCTACCAAGAAAGATTTTGATAACTGGCTAGACGATATCGAGGGTGTAACAGCTAGCGAGATCGACCCAAAATAAAGCCGCTCGGTGATTCGAGCGAGCACTGGATGATTGCATACCTGGCTGTAGAAACAGGTATCGCACCGTCATTGTTATTACAAGAAACTGACCGTATGCTTTATACGATGTCCATGTATCTGCGCTGGCGTGCATCTGAATCTAATAAACAGAAAAGATAAAGCATGTATGTAAATAAAATTACAGGCGCATCTGTACTAAATAAAAAAGATACACAGGGTATTAAAATTGATGTACCTATCATAATCGGGGTACAGGAATTATTAGCAGAGTTGAAACGCACTGAGCCAGAACTGTATAAACAAGCACGCAGAGACATGATTAGCACGATTAGACCTATGACTGAGGCTATTAAAGGTCACATTCGAGGTGATGTCGTAGGTAATCTACCCTCAGGATTTAGTCGTGGCAGATTAGGTCCATCACTTAGATCTATAAGAGTTAATGCAAGAGTTTCAGCGCGTAAGCGTAAAGGGCTATCTACATTAGCGAGTGTGCGTACTACATCTGCTGCGATTGAGATAGCAGATATGGCTGGTCGTAAGAATCCTAGTGGTAACCAGGCTTCAGGTGGAGCACTTATTGAGTTCTTAAATTTCAGGTTTGGTACGAGGCCATCTAGATTTATATATCCTGTAGCTGAGCAGTATATAGATGAGGTTACTACTGGCCTAAAGCGATCTGTTGCAAAATATTCAGCTATGACTAATGTGCGTTTAGCTGAGTCTGAGCGCTATTCCAAACCTAACTAATCGAATAGGATAGGTGTCACTATGGCCATTATTATTCCGATTCTGTCTCAGTGGAACCCTACTGGGTTGAATAAAGCACTATCTGACATTAAGCGTGCTGAGACAGGCTTCGGTAAGTTCAAGGCTGGTATAAAGGGTCTGGCAGTGCCAGCAGCAGCAGCGTTCGCAGCGATTACAGCTGGCGCACTCACATCTATCAGAGCAGCAGAAGAGGCTCAGGTAGCAAATAGACGACTTGCGAATGTATTAAAACAGATGGGTTATGCCCAGGCTACAGATCGTGTACAGAATTATGCTGATGCCCTATCTAGACAAATCGCTAAAGAGGATGAGTCTATTAAGTTAGTGCAGGCCAAATTAGCAACGTTTAAGAATCTCACTGCCACAGTTAATACAGCTGGTGGCGCTTTTGATAGAGCCACAAAGGCAGCATTCGATTTGGCTGCTGCAGGCTTCGGTGAGGCTGAACAGTCAGCTACACAGTTAGGTAAAGCGTTACAGGATCCTATTAAGGGAATCACTGCATTAGCCAGATCAGGTGTCACATTTACTGAGGCCGAGAAAGAAAAGATTAAAACCCTAGTTGAGTCAGGTAAGGTACTTGAGGCGCAAGATGTAATTCTTAAGGCCATTGAGACTCAGGTCGGTGGCACAGCAGCAGCAACAGCGACTGCGACTGAAAAGATGAAGATAGCATTCGGTGAGGCACAAGAGGCATTAGGTAATGCGCTACTACCAGCATTTGAACGTCTGGCACCTGTAGTCGAGAAAGTATTTAAGTTCATAGAAGATAACTCCGACATCTTTGTAACTTTAGCCACTGTCATTGCAGCAACTACAGTCGCTGTCATCGGACTTAATATCGCTCTAGCATTAAACCCATTCACATGGATAGTGGTAGGTGTGGGCGCTGCTATCGTACTTATCGCACTGGCTATTCAAAGATTCGAATATCTGAAACTGACAGTGATGAATATCGCTGCTGCTATCGCACAGATATTTGTGTACATGGCTAACGTTGCAGCAGATGTATTGACTAAATTAGTTAATGAGTTCGTCAGGGCATACAACACATATCTTCTACCTGCCATACGAGTCTTTAAGAAAGATGCACAAGCGTTAGCCCAGGTCGATTTCACTAAACCATTTGATAATGCTAATGCTGCTATAGATGCGTTCGCAGCAGCGAACAGAAAGACTAGGGCTGCACTGGATTATAACGTAGATGCTATCGGTGCTGTCACTGATGCAGTCGGATCATTAACCCCAGCCATAGATGATTATGACATCGCTACAGCTAAGGCTACAAAGCAGGCAGACAAATTGACTAAGGCTATGGAAGCGCAGAAGAAAGCAGCCGAAGATGCTGCAAAAGCAATCGTTGATAATTTAGAAAAATCATTACAAAGTGCTGAGAAACAATTAGATGATGTAAAAGGTAAGTTCGATAACCTCAAGGACAGTATCTCAGGATCAGTAACTGATGTGGTCGATTTTGGTAAAGCCTTAGAAACAGGTAACTTTATCGAGGGTCTAGTGGGTCAGGCCACTGCAGCACGAACATTTGCAGACAAAATTAAACAGTTAATTCAGATTGGTTTATCTGAGCGTGGTATTAGACAGGTCTTAGATGCAGGTTATGAGTCTGGCACTCTTATCGCTGACCAGATTATTACTGGTGGATCCACAGTCGTAGATCAAATAAATACTTTAGTGGATTCCATAGCAGTTGTAGCTGATGAAGTGGGTATGCAGGGCGCACAAAACTTCTACCAGGCTGGTGTAGATAGCGCACAGGCTTTAGTTAATGGAATCCTTTCTCAACTATCAGCAGCACAGGCAGCCTACAAAGCATTAACGGATATCACAGGCACTACACCATCTGCCACCGATATAGCGCCATCAGGTAAAGGCGACACACCTGGACCTAAAGCAAAACTAGACACATCTAGATTAACCACTAGCGCAGTTTCAAAAATCGCTGCACAGTTAGGTGGTAGATCTGATGCTGCTGCTAGATCTTACACAGCATTAGCACAAGCCTATGGAATTACTAAGTTCGCCCAGGGTGGGATAGTCACCCAACCTATGATGGGACTTGTTGGTGAAGCAGGACCAGAAGCGATCATCCCTTTGAACAAAGCAGGTGGAGCAT